TGAGCGTGCGGGGATTCGAACCCCGGACAACTTGATTAAAAGTCAAGGGGTCAAAATGCTCTCAAACCGCATAAACTCAATTGTCTTTAATTTTGGTTGGAACGAAAATGGAACATTTCGTAACCAACGATGATTATAATATCACATCATTTTCGACATTGCAAGCATTATTTTTAAATTTTTATGTAAGTTGCTGAACAATACCCTGTCTTACCGTTGATAGGGTATTTAACTTTATGCCACTTGCTACCTTTTTTAAGAATCCGTACCGTTGAGCCTTTAGGCATTGTGCAAACAATCTTAGATTTTGTACTAGCACTCTTTCTAAGGATAAGCGGGTCACTTTTTGTAACGACTTTTCCATATACTCCTGCTTTCTTTGTTTTTTTCGCTGTGGTGCCTGCAATGTCTGATTTAAATTTCTTCCATCCCTTGTTATTCTTTCCAATCCATGGGCCTGGACAGTCCTTGCCGTTAACATCCCAGTGTCGGATAACGTGATCTGCATCAATGTTATACTTTTTCATGTAGTATGTAACTAGCCACACTAAATCCTTGTACACATCTGCCGGTACACCACCTACGCAATTGCACATTTCAATGCTTAAGCTGTTTGCATTTGTAGCAACCTTGTATTTGCTACCTGCACCATTTTTTAAAGTATAACATCCACCTACTGCCCATGCTACTCTCTTAAGAGATACAGATTTATATACAACTCCACTACCATCAATAAAACAATGAGTAGAAGCGTGTCTGTTTGGTCCTTGAAAATATTTGCAGTTATTTAAGGCTGTATCTCCTTTGTTCCCTGTAAAATGCACAACGATATATTTAATATCACTTAGCTTTCTAGTTCCGCCGTAATTGGAACTATGAGCAAATTTGTTGATAAATTTCATTTTATTCCACCTCTTTGTGTGTATTTTCTGTTAAGTCAACAGGCCCTTGATAATCTGGGTCTACTGCCTGTCCTAATTCTTCATAAGACATTGCGTTGACACTATCCCCGATTCCCTTTGTTGTTGGGTCCACCAATACCCCGACAGCCACTAAGATATTAAGGATGATACCTACAAGCTGTGATACTTCATCCTGTGCGATTGGTGCTGTGATACCTAAGATTCCTAGAATCTGATAGATAAATGCAATTAAGGCAGAAGCCAATGCTACTAATGTTGCTTTATTCTTGAAACGTAATTTAAGATTCATGATTTCTCCTTTCATTTTGTGGAAATATATGTTAATATGTATTTGAAGATTTTTCATACTTAATCTTCAATTTTATACTTTCCCCCTACAGTTTGTAGGGGGTTTTTTTATACTTGATAAAACTTCTTTTGGTTAACTAAAGCCTGCTTTAGTTTAGTAACTGTAATCAGTACCAACGTATTGAAGTTTTGTAAATAATGCCTTATTATCTGATAAATAAGCACTGATTGCGTTTGCCCATTCTCTTGCAATCTCCCATGTGCCAAAACTTGTAGGATGACCACCTAAAATATCTCGTGCAAACACAAATCCGTTTTCTTTTTCAAAGTCAATAACAAATAGTCCAAGAGTGTTTGCAATGCTTCTTATTCTTTCGTTTGTGACTGTGTAAGCAGATGTTCCATATGCCCATTCGTTCGGCAATGTCGCTATGAAAATAGGAATACCATTATTTTCAGAACGAACCTTATTTACTATATTGGTCAGATTAACGTCAGATATACTGTTCCACCCATCTTCTTGCTTATTAGTGTCGTTAATTCCAATCTGAATAATACAGATTTTATGCCCACTTAAATCATCATTAGCATGGGCATTCCACCATGTTTCGCAAGTCTTACCACCATCTCCCTTGTTTGTCACATTGCATCCAGTAATTCTTTCAAGGTTTGACGGATATGATAATTCAGTATCGGAAAAGTAATATGTTGTGTCCCCCTCTTTTCTGTCAAATCCTCCCTCTGTGTAACTATCTCCTATGCAAAGAATTTTTCCGACCATTTTAATTTCCATTCCTCCGTAATCATACATTGGATAGTGGTCTGTTGTTTCAACCTTTGCATACTTCTCTTTCGGGTCTGTTGTTTCAAACACAGGGATGTTATTTACAGATGTGTACAACATCAAACCGTCATATTTCTTGTTATTAAACATAAATGCGGCTTTTGTACCACCTACTGGAACTACACAATTACTTTTTGATACTGTCCAATCATGGTCAATCATATTCCCATTAGCATCGAAAATTGTATACCCCATACTTGGAGAACCCTTTCCGTTTGAAAATACTGGATAGAAAACGTCTCCACTTTTGCAATCGATTAAAGATGTTGAATATTTGCCTGTCCAACTACAGCCGAATCCGCAGGCTTATCTGATTGTGTAAGTGTTTTATCTGTGTCTACCGCAGCCGAATTATAAGTACCACCAGAAGTCCATGCAGACCCATTCCAGTAATACCAATTGCCACTTGTGTAACCAGACTCACTACCTTGATAGACATAGACTCTTGTTTTGTCTGTCATACCTGCGACAGTGGTTGCAATATAAGGTGCTCCAATCTGCCCCATAATCGCAGACCACGGTACTTTTTGTAAATTCTCTTTTCCAACTAGACAATACATATCTTCCGTCGGATTAGACAATAGCGGTAAATCATTTATCTTTGCCATTTGCATCCACCTCTTTTACTTCTACACCAGATTTTTCCAAAAACTCTTTCAGTGCTTTCTGGTGTCTTTTTAATACCATCATTGCTATATACAATTATGCAATCATCTTTTTCAAGATTGCGTATTTTTAAATCATTTATTGTAATTGTTTTCATCATATAAACCCTATTACCCTGTTACCCATGTAGCAAATACGTTAAGCCACGCACCCGTTTCAACAGTAATGCTTTTAGTTGTTCCATATCTTTCAACTTTACATATCCCTGTCGTTCTGACAGTAAGTAAAAACCTGTTAAGTCCACTTCCTTGACATAGAAAACGACTTTCCTGTGATGGTGCAAATTTTTTATCAAACGTTAAAATACTATCGTGTGTAGACCATGCCGTATTATTTTTTAACGTTCCCTGCAAAAATACAATATTTCCAATTTTCCGTACTCTTGCGTTTGAATTACTTGTGTATGGAACGATGCCATTTCCGTATTTACACTCAATCCATCCTGTGTCCTCTATAATGTCTTGCTTTTTGTTTATATTTTCGGACAAATTTTCTACATTTGTTGACAAATTCCCAACATTTGTTGACAAATTCCCAATATTTGTTGTTATATCTTCAATTTGAAGTCTCTTTTTCAAATACTCTGAAAGATTTGAAACCTTTACTTTTTTTGCATCATTCCCACCGATGATTAAATATACATCATCCGTGGGAATTTCCTGCTCTGGCAAATCATTAATTAATATAAGAGGTACATTAACCGCCATAATATCACTCCTTAATCATTCAGTTTATTATCTTTGATAAAGTCTCTAATAGCATCAATATGCCCTTTCAATTCATCGTCAACTACATAGAAATTACCCTTATTATTTCTGCTAATTATCTCGCCTGTGTTACCGTCAATCTCATTGTATGTATATGTTACTCTGTCTCCGCCATCTACATTCAATATCATAAAACTACTCAACTGCTTCATTTAACATTTCCTCCTGTTCTTCAATCAACACATTGATTTCGTCAATATATTCTTTCTCATAATCTATCGCAACTTCTTTATTTTCATCTTGGTATTCTTCTAGCCTTTCAAATTCGTAATCTCTTTGAATTGCTTTAATTTCCCATGAGAATTTTAGATTTTCAGTACCTTTTACAGTAAAATAAGTAGGTGTTTTTTCTTCTACCCATAAATCGCCTTGTCCCTCTTTCTGCAAGAATACTTGGTACTCAATACCAGTGTTTACCGTTTCTGCAAATATATCATCAATGCTTATATAACATTCTCCAGTTTCATCGGTTTGTGCCGTTCCAATATCTCCAAACATTGGAGTTGCTGTCTCATAGCAATACTGTGAACGAATATCGTAATTTTCAGTATCAACTATTCTCTTTTTCGTCCCTGTACAACTAAAATCTTTATGAACAGTCAAATTCCCACCAGAAATATCTACATTTCCACCAGAAATATTTACATTTCCATAAAATGATGAATCCAAGCCAGAAACAAGAAGTTCTTTTTTTTCTCCTATACTTACAGAAAAGTAACCTTTTTCTGTACTGTTTAATCCGTGAGATATTAATATGCTTTCATAATCTATAGTTGTCTCTGTTGATTCCTTGTCAAATGGCGTACCAACACTATTTTCTGAATTTTTAACTTTTATACGATCGTGTCTTACTATTGAAGCTTTTCCTGTCCCGTCCTTATTTTTAGAAACGTACATTCCATCATTGAATAATTCTGGCAGAAGGCATATATATGATTGTGGAGTTTTATCGTCTGGTAGGAAATAATTCGACACCAAAATTCCTCCAGTGTCTACCGTCACAATTTCTTGATCCCACATATTGTAAACGTGCAGCTCCCCGTTTCCATAAGTTTCGTTTTTACCTCCAAGGTTTAATACTCCACCTCTTGAATATGTAAAGTTGATATACAGTTTTCCGTCAGACCCACGATAAATACCTTGCCATGCTCCGTCATTGGTTAGAAGATTAAAGATTTCTTCATGTGTCAACGCATCAACATCTATTGCAACAGGAATTGTCTCAATGTCAAGAACCTCTGTAAATCCACCTGCCGCATACATCGTACATCTAAGTGCTGCTACATCTCGAGGGATACCGATTGCTTTATTGCTTGCTGCTTGAATCGCTCCGCCATTCGTTGTTGCAAGAGCACCATATAGGCTGTGAGTGATTGATGTTTCATCTGCGGATGAAGTATAGACAGTTTTGTATGTGTCTCCGTCAATCGTTTCCTCAATCTTAAATCGGCATTTATATGCTGTTCGTGCTGTTACTGTACCATCACGATAATAACCAGACAGTGTAATATAGTTCGGCACCATTGAGCTGTCCGCTGATCGTTTGATGATTCCTGTGGATGGTTCCATAAAGTAGGTTCTTCCTGCACTTCCTTGATCGCCTTGTGGTCCTGTTGCCCCTGTTTCTCCGGGAATACCACCCTTTAATTTAGCAATATCAAATCGTTTTGTAACAGAATATGTATTAAGGTAATTAGCTGTAATATCTACCCATCCAACCTCTGTTGTTAATCCTGTTACAGTATAAGTGTGTGTTGAACCATTCCAAGCACCTACGACACCGCTTGACTTCTGCACGTTGTAAGTACAGTCGTTAGATATATCGGTATGACCGTATAAAACCTGTGCTGTCGTGTGACATTCTGGAAACGCTGTGTATTCTCCTTTGTAATCTGTTGCGATTGCTTGATAGTCCTTGTCAAGATTTATAATCATAGCACGAGACTTTTTCGCTTCATTGATTGCATCATTAATTGCTTCTGTTGCAGTCTTTCCACCTATTGTGACGTTATCTCCAGAAATCCTTACAGTACCAGTTTCTATGTCTGCAAAAAAGATAATATTTCCAGATTTATCCTTGACTGTCAATGCACCAGTATTAATATAATCTGCATTGATTCCCTCTGCATAAAGCAATCTTGTTATCATTTCGCCTGTGATTGTAAAACCATATGGATAATTTTTACCGCCATCCGTGGAAAAACCGATTGCATCTGATGTTAACTTAATAACATTTCTTGATTCAGCAAGCGACCTCTTATCATGCAGGTAATAAATACTAGAACCGTCTGGTTGCTTCTCTTCCGTTGAATACAATCCACTACCACTTTTAAGTGTTTCGTTCAGTTTTTTAATCGCATTTTCACGATTTGTCTTTTCACGTTCAGCCAATTCTTTCCCTTGAATCAGTGCTTTTTGTTCACTTGACGTGTAATTGCTTTGATTTCTCATTGGAGATTCTGCACTGTTTTGTAGTGTTGTATACCCAAAGAATACAAAGTTTACATCTGTTAAGACTGAATAGAAACTTTTCCCTTTCCAGTCTGTAATCTTTATCTTGTCTCCAAACTCTGCAATTGGATAAGAAATATAATCCATCGTAAATCCACGAAACGTTACATCCTTGAATCTTTCATAAATCCAAGAAACTAATGTCTCTTCATGACCTGCAACTAACGGATTCTCTATTTCTAAAACGTAGCCATCTGAACCGTATTTGACTAATTCTTCCACATCTTCTTCATTTTCGTTACCATCTTCATCGGTTGTTGTCTTAGTGACAGTCTTTGTCATTTGTACACCTGTTACCTGCACATCGTTTGTATCGCTTGTTAAAGAATCATAAGCTTCGATATCGTGAATATTAGTACTGTAGTCAAAATCATATGTAATTATCTGTAGATGTCCTGTGCGGTCAATTCTTGCATTTCCGCAGGCAATCATAGAGATAAATCCTATAATCTGTCGGTGTGTATACTCACTAGATGGCATGGTTGGTATCTGGAAGTCATTATGTAAAAAGTTACTATCTCCAATCAAGATACCGCAGGTATCACAACTATCAATTAGCACACTCTTTGCTGTCGCAGGGAATGTCAATGTTGTGCTGTATGTCTTATCTGCTTTATACATATCATCGTATCCAACAATCGTTACAACACTTCCGTAGGTTTCTGGTTGAGTGACGGTAAATGTACCGTATTCAATTTTTTCGGTTGTAGATGATAATTCAAACGTCAGATACAGTCTGATTTTTGCTCCAAAGAAATCATAATCAGATAAGTGATCATCGTCGTTCATGATTTCTAACTGTACGTTTCTGCTAAGGGCAACTCCTAAAGGAATAGAGTTTGCCCCCGCAGAATCAACCAGGCTATTGTTATCTATTGAAAAATCATCCTCTGTCAGTTCTAAAACTGTGCCATTTGCAAGTGTAACTTCTGCATACTCTTTAAAATCCTGTCTTTCTGACATTAGAGTTTTAAACTCATTACTTACATTTATCATATCGGGTTAACCCCCTGTGCATTGAACGAAAAACTAGATAATTTCTCTTTGTTTTTCTCCAATGTTTGTATTTTTATGTCCGATACCTGTCCGACATAAAACTTTGCCGTTCTCCATTCATTGTGGTACACGGAAAAATAATGCAAATCAAAAGGTTTTCCTTTTGCTACCATTTGCAGGATTTTTGAAGCTTCTGACATTGGAATATCCGTAGCTGTATATGGGAAACGCTCTACCGTAAACATCGGTGTAAATTTCCCTTTTCCAGACTGTGCCCTTGTTGAACCTTGCGTATACGTGGTTTCGAGTGCTACAGCTATGTCACAATCTGGTTGCCATATTTTCACACCGTTTATTTTTATATAATCTTGTGCCATATTTACTCCTTTCTACGCAAGGCTGAATGGGTTTCTACCGTTACTCATTTGTCTTAGTTTCGCTTCTTCGATAAATTCATCAAATAACGTTCTGCGATTGATTTGTGCGGTAAAGTGATAATCTCCACCATTGTTACCGTTATTGTCTGATTCTAAATCTTTCATAACTGCTAATAGCTGTTCAAGCAAGTTAATTACGTCATTATTATTGCTGTTTGTATCACTCTGTTTCTGTGCGATCACTGCGGATGCTTTCGCAGGTATAATCTTACCAGTTGCAATCTCCGGTGTTTTAAATGGTACACTTGCCAATTCTTTAGCCTGATTCATAAAGGTTTTTATTGTATCTGGGAATGCTCTTTCCAGACCAACACTAATACCTGCGGGTAGCATTTTTCCAACCTTATCTCGCATTAATCTTGATGGAGAATGGATTCCAAAGAAACTCGTTACTGAATCAAACGCTTTTCTTGCAAGACCTGTCATTTTATCAACCAAAATCCATGCAAAATCTCCAATACCTTTTGCTATACCTTTTACAATGTTCTTTCCAACACTTAACCAGTTCACTTTTGTAAACTTATCTTTCATTTTCACTACTGCATTTTTTGCTTTAGTAGCTAAACTACTAGGTAAACCTTTAATTCCATTGACTGCATATGTAATAATTTTCCTTGCGGCTGTCTTTACTGTTGATAATTTACCAGTGATACCACTTCCAACATTTTTGACACCATTAGTACCTATTTCTTTTAATTTGCTAGGCAAATTTTTGATACCATTTACAAGGCTGCTATATACGTTTTTTATTGCATTGACTGCATTAGATTTTGCACCCATGATACCGTTCTTAATACCCACAATAAGACTTTTACCAAGTGACAACCAATCATAGGCTGCAAACACACTAACGATTGCCATGATAATTTTTGGAATACTTGCAATAAGTGTAGGAATTGACTGAATCAATCCTTTAATCAATATCGCAATAAGTTTCACACCTGCGACTAAAATTTTAGGTGCATTATCATTGATTACACCTGCAATGTTAATCACGATTTCAGGAACATTTTTGATGATATCTGGCATGGCATTAGCTATACCTTTAGCAAGATTTAACATAAGTTGGAGACCAGAATCTACTAATTTTCCTGCATTGCTTCTTAAGTTTGCAGTAAAATTGGTCAGTGCTGATAATCCTTTACTGATAAACTGCTGTGTACCATTTGTGATACCTTTTGCTAAATTATCCATAAAGGACGTTCCAAGACTAGTTAAGGCATTGAGTGCTTTACCTGCAACAGATATTGCTTTTACTAAGATTCCTACCCAATCAATTCCAGTCAATAGCTGTGCTAATTTAGTGCCTAGCAATGACCAGTTTGTAGTATCTAAGGCATTTTCCAGTGTTGTAAGTATTCCGATTGCCAGACCAGAAAGTCCAAGACTAATAGAATTAACGTCTATCTGCTCTATCGCACCGTTTAATCCCTGCCCAATAGATTTACCGATTGTATCCCATTTAAGGGTATTTACTGCACCTGCGAGCATCTGAAACGGAATGTTGATACGGTTAGCAAACAACCGTCCTACATTAGACCAGTCAACCTCATTGAACATACCATTGATTCCAACACCAATTTTTGCCCCTAAGTTCTTCCAGTCAATTCCCTCGATCAGAAGATTAAGAGTGTTAACAATTGTATTAATACCTGCACCTACAGTACGTCCCATCAAATCCCAATCTATGTGATCTACAAGACTATTGAACGTCCGTGTAAATGCATTTACAAAATAAGTTATCTTTGGACCTACATTATTCCAGTTGATCGCATCATAAATCTTTTGTAGACCTTTGTTGATACCGCTAGCAATATAAGCTCCAAGTCCCTCCCAATCCTCTTTCTTTATGAGGTCCTTAATCTTCTTAGCAATGTCTGCAATGGAAGATTCAATAGGAACTTTCTCAAACATATCTCCAATGGATGGACCAGTGTAACCACCGCCACCACCTCCACCGCCTGCGGATGGGGTAGAAGAACTAGGTGTGTCGTTATCTTTCTCTTTCTGGTACTGTCGGACTTCATCAAGTCCAGAAAGATAAGTCTGTATCTCTTTATTTGCTTTTTTCGTGGCTTTTGCGTTATTCTTTGTGGCTTTTGCCGCCTTATTAGCACCACTGGATGTTTTATTCAATGATGCCGCATAATCTTCTTGTACGGCTTTCGCTCTTGTAAAAGATTTCTGTCCTGTCAGTGCCGCTATAAACATTCCTACATACGTGATCGCTTTCGATAACATATTCATGAATGCCGTTAATATAGGTGCAACTACGGACAAAATCGGTGCAAATGCTGTTGCCAAACTGTTTTGTAACTGAGTTAATGCTGACATCATGGAAGATATCGAAGCATTAGTAGCTGACGAATACTGTGCAAGGTTATTGATGCCTGTCATGATTCCACTGTTAACTTTAGAAATCATTCCAAAAACGGTAGAATATAATACACTCATACCGACCATTCGACCAATAGAAAAGCTTGCATTATTAGCACTGTTTGTAGTACTTGTGAAGTTCTGTGCCAGTCCACCAAGACGTTTTCCAAGTCCAGATACGACTCCACCCATCCTACTAAAGATAGATGAAATACCGCCTGTCTTTGTCTTAGCACTGTCCACAGACTGACTGACATTCTTAAATGATGAACCAAGCCTACTATTTGTGTTAACAAGTCCTTTTTCTTTTGCATCTGTCTGTGTTATTTCTTTGTTTAAGGCATCCAAAGCTTTTTGACTTGCACTAGATGCCGTGGCAGAATATGCACCAGTCATAGGAGCTGTCTTGATCGCAGGTGTTTGTACTGTTCCACCACCGCTTTCTAACTGACGTTTCTTAGCAATCAGTGAATCGTACTGCCTGCCTAACTTCTCTGCCGCACTCTCCAATGACATAAAGGCAGGAGAACTTGTAACACTTTGATTTCTTGCAAACAACTCTTGCTGAATCTGTGCCACTTGATTAAACTGTGCTTCTACCTGCTGTAGTGTCTGTTCAAGAATCTGATAAGCTGTAGTGTTGATAGGGCTGTCACTTATCTTTTGTTGTGCCTGTACTGTCTGCTCCAAGCTGTTATTTAACAGTTCTACCTTTGTTTCTGTGCCTGTGATCTCTGCATTAAGTTTAGCTAATGCGTTAGCACTTTCCTCACTTGCCAGACCTGTTCCACCTGTCAGCTTTCCAGTCTTAGGCAGTCCAGTGTTTCCTGCTGTAGATGTTTCCAACTGCTTCTTTTTTGCAATCAACTGTTCATATTGCTGATCTAATTTAGAAGCGGCACTCTCCATTGCTTGAAACGCAGGAGAAGCTGTAGCACTCTGATTTCTGTTAAATATATCCATCTGTGCTTTTTCTAACTCTGCAAGCTTCTGTCCTGTACTTTCTATAGCTTTATCTAACGTATCTAGTGCATTAGATTTAATATCTATGCTTTCTAGCTTCTTTTCCGCCTGTGCGGTCTTTTCCAGTTCATCAGCCACAGTCTTTGCTTTTTCTTCGACAACATCCATGCCTTTTATATCTGGTGCTTTTATACCGCCACTTATGGCTTTTTCCATTGATTTCCCAATGGTTTTCACTTGATTTGATAAACGTTTTAAAAGGGATGCGATTTCTTTCACACTTGCTTTTGCTTCGGTTGTATCAATTTCTGTTTTGATATAAATACTTCCATCCGCTTTTTGTGTAGCCATTCAATCACGCCCCTTTCTGTCCATTAAGAAGTGCATTAAGACGTTCTCTTTCTGCTAATTCTTCTTCGGTGTATTTAACATCTAAGTCAATCAAATTTTTGTTTTCTTTATAGAAATCACGTTCCCAATCATCAAGTTTCTTTCCTTTCGCATTTTTTATACGAATATTAAGAATCTGTGAGAAAAGGGATTCTCCAATTTCCATATAAGCACCTAAAAAAGTCCACCAATGTAAATACTGCATAGCTCGTATTTCTTTTCCAAGTACACGGTTAACAGATGGGATGATAACTGGTGCATCATGTTCCCAATCCATCACATGAGGTTGTTTCTTCCCATCATCTTTAATACCCATGTCAATAAATTCGATGGCTTTTTCAATAGCTTCTTCATAGTCTTGTGGTGGCATATTTCCAAAATCAACGTATAAAATGGTAAGGCAAACAATCCACTTTTCATCGTTCTCAAAGTCTGGGTCATTAAATGTTTTTAAAATGTCCAGAACTGCACGAAAATCTGTGCGTATTTCATAATCTATGCCACCAACTACTATGGATGTAGGAAGTTCCCAAACTTCCATTATTTGTGATATTTAGACGTTGCCCTTTTAATTTTCGCCTGTTTCTTCTTAATTCTCTGGTCTGTTACCTGCTCAATAATATCTGCGATTTCCACGATGATGTTCTCGATGAAGAAATCTCCGCTTTCTGTAAGAGTTAGCGGATTGCAAATAGCAAATACAGACTTAGAAGCTTTAGAGTTAAGCAAGTAATCAATCTGCCCCTCTAATTTGTCAGACAGTTCTAAGATATCCTGCTCTGTAGCATCCTCTGGAAGTTCCATCTTTTCCAAATTAGCAACAACTTCTTCGTATCTTCTTACGATATTTAAATCAACTGGGTTGAATGGGAATCTTCCGATTTCCTCATCATCTTCGTTTGTTAAAATTACATTTAATGCCCCAGTTTTGACTTTTCGTCTAAGTTCTTCCATATCCTGCACTCCTTGTTATGATAAAACTGCTTTGCTGTTGTCTTTTAAGTCCTGTGTAGCACTTTCTGAAAATGTTCCAGATGTTACGTTGTAAGTACCTTTTCTGCGGTTTCCTGCGTAGTTAACTGTGAAAGGAATCTGGTAACCACTTGTGTCTCCACCGTAGGATGTTGGAACAATATAGCAATCTTCTGCGTATGCTTCATAAGCTCCGCTTGATGCTTCTTTCCATAGGTGTACTTCTACTGCGGTAGTTTTCAGATTATCGTCTTTGTAACGATTATCAATGATCTCCTGCAACTTCTGGCTTAATGTGCTGTCAGCTTCTGCATAATAAGGGTCGGCTTCTGAAGAAACCTCATATCCATTGTGTTTGAATGTAGATTCTCCGATAATATTTTTACTTGTTTCTGTATCTGGATTAAGTTCGATATTGTACTCTTCTAAGTCTTTTCCAAGACGTTCATAGGATGGTGTTTTACCACCGCACAAAGAGCCTGCATCTAAGAAATGAGCCATATACTTACGGTCAATTTTACCTGTTGTAACTGCCATTATGATTCTCCTTTATCTTTTCAAGGTCAGTGATCTACATCCTGTCGTAGACCAGTTAATAGTTAATTTATCTATCAAAGTCGTTTTGATATCGGGCAGAAATATTGATAGCCCAATTCTCAGACTTGTTTTCGTTTATACTGTCCAAATATGCAGGTGTCTGTCTGTCAATCGTTAAAAACTTTCGATTGCCTGTCAGCACTGGATATTCTTCTAGTTTATATGTGTTGTTTTTAATTGTGATTGTTTGCTTTTCTAACCATTTACCAAGGTTATCCAACCACTCCTTAATTTCTGCTTTCCTCTTTGGTTTTGTACCGCTTGCACGATGTATCACACAAAACGGATACAGACATACCTGTGTGACGTGTCCTGTGATACTCTCTTTTTCTGATTCAATCACTGCACCGCTTACTGGGAACATTGCTTTTCCGCTTGCATCATCTAATGTAGAAAATGCAATTTCGTCTCCCTCTCTTAATTCTGGGAATTGATTTACCAGTTCTTGCAATGCTGTTGTGATCACGTCAAAACCATCAATGTCGTACTTGACTGGTTTCTTTTCTTCTGCCATTAACTTCCTCCTGCCTGCTTCTTAACATGAGTAACCCATGCTTTACCGTGATTCTTCTTTGCTGTTTCAAACCATTTTGGAGTAGCTTTAGGATTGGAATAGGACAGGTCTTCTTTTGCATTGGTTTGTCCTGCAAATTCAGTGACTAATACTTTCTTAGCACCTTTTCTCGCCCATGGAGACCCTGTTAATTCGTCAACCATACCTTTACCATAGTACAAGAAACGTCCCATCGGTCCAGTACCTGCACACACCATTCCAGTACCTGCAAGAGAAGCACTTTTTGCTCTCGTTACGTTAATGAATGTACCTGTTTCATGTGGCATATATGGGACCATATCAGTCATAACTTGACTATCTAACCAATATTGAGCACTTTGTATTTGTTCATCGAATCTCGCCAGACTGATATTAGCTCTCATGTTCTGTGTATTCACATTAACATTTCCTAATTTCTTCTTAGCCATATATAACCACCTACTTAGCCATTACCTCAAAGTGCGGGATTATGTCGTAAAAGGCACTTCCAGTTATTGCAAAGACATAATCATACTTAAGTTTCATTTCTTCATAGAATCCGTCAATATAATCATCCTCTGCAATCGGTTCTTCATTCTTCCATTCGCCAACGATAAAGAAATCAAAACTATTCGCCTTAGAACTAAACGTAAGTGCTTCTGACAGCTTATCATTCGTCTGTTTACACCATTCTTTAGGCGGTAGCCATAATTTACTCCCTACCATCTTTTGACCGCTTTTTAGGCTATACTGCACGTTTAATACAGCATTGTCCTGTGATTCAGAACCGTACTTTGCAACGATGCTTGCTTTATCCATGTTTAGGTTCGTATTATGCAAAATAGAGGGATACCATGTATCTCCCAATTTACTTTCATACCTATTAAAAAGTGTGATTGTATCGTTATACATCGTATCCCCCTGTCTATAATGCCCCTACTTTTTTAAAAGCTTTAAAAATCTTTTTAGACTGTAAAGCAAACCAGTCAATCATTTCTTCATTTTTTGCCCAACAATCTACGTTGCAAGACTGCCCATCTAAACCACTTTCATATAAGAAAGCGTGCATAATCTCATGCCTAAGCACACTTTTTTGAACCGATTCAATGTTATTCACAGAATCAACACTTTTTTCAAAAATTGCAACGACTATTGTTTTATTTGAATAATCGCAATAACCAGACAATTCTTGTAGTTTTTCATCTTCATTCTCATGTCTGAATCTAATTTTATATGTAGTTCCTAAAACATTTACTTTACAATCTTTCATAAATACTCCGTTGGGTACATTCCCATATACAGTAGACTTACTCCGTTGGCATCTGTGACACCCGATAAGTAGTCTCTTATTGTGTCAGAGTATAACTGCTTTTGTGCTTCCTTATCCGCTAAACACTTATCTATCAATGTAGCCGTACCTGCGTTACTGGAAGTCACATAGCTTATACTCTCGTTTCCTGCACTCTTAGATGCTACCTGCTTACTCATCACAGTTCCATCTTCTAACGTGATGTAGCCTTGTGATGCTTCGACTCTTGCTTCTGCCTGCTCAATCTTGTATGTGATTGACAGAAGTTCGCAGATACATCTTTTTACTGCTTCTGCATCGTCCTCATCGGTCGGAAAAGCAATCTTAAGTTTCTTTACGTTATCCACACCTGTTGTGGCATTATCTATCTTCTTGCAAGAATCCCAGACCAGACGATTAAAGTCTGCTTCTGGGATTGCTTTCTCTCCAAAAAGGGTTTTGTAATATTCATAGTCAATGTACGCCATGAAATCACTCCTTTTTTATCCGTTGGATTTAATAACACCCATGCGGATATTCTTCTGATTAAATGCTAAAGACCAGTTTCCTTTAGTTCCTAACTCTGCATTTGTAGGAGACTCTTTTGCAATCTTGTTAGCATTAATAGAAAATCCGTTAGGATGTAATACATAACCCTGTTTTGTATACAGCTTTTCAATACCGGCAGATGTTTCTGGGTCATAGTTTGTATAATAAGGATTTTCATAGTTTGTCTTATCACAAGTCAATACTGAACCTGTACCAAGCATATAAGTTTTGTATACTGGATTTGTTCCTGTTGTATCAACTGTAAATCTGTCTGTTACCAGTGGGATAAATCCACCGATTGTAGGAAGATTTACTTCTCTTTCTACTGCGTTAGCAATAGTGTATTTGTTGTAGTCAACAAGTCCCATTGCTTTGTACTTTGCATAAATGTAAGAGTTTAATACAAGTAATCCCATCTTGTCAGCGGAATCTCCTAAAGCTTTCTGCTGTGCAAAGATAAGTGTTGTATCGTCAATTTTGTTTGCATCTCCTACAGTGCCCTCGCCAGTTAAAGATAAGTCTGTAATATGGTTTTCCATACCAGACAGGCTTAAAACTGCATCAACTGTAGTCATTAAGTCACGTGTTCTTACCTGCTTATAGAAGCTTGCAACAGAGTTTGCAACATGAGTCATAGGGTCTGCACCTGTTAACTCTTTTGTAAAGTCTTTTGATTTCCAAGCTTTCATTCTCTGGATTAACATGCAAGTCTGTTTCTTTCCTGTGATTTCAACAGGTGTATTGTCTGTTTCTCCATCGTTGTTTAAAGCCTGTGAGTCCTGTTCATCAATCGGTGTATAGAATGGAATTGTTGCGACATTTCCTTTTTCTCCGATTAAATCCATGATTGTATTGTCCTGTGCTAATACACCAGATGCAATAATCGCATCATTCCATGTTGCATTTTCGCTCATGTATCGTGAAAAAACTTCTGGATCAAAAGCGAATCCGCCAAAAGTTCCTGTTCTTGGCATAAAAAAAGTCCTTTCTACCCAAAATAAGAATAGATAAGGACTTATCTTTGTCCCATCTACCTACAACTATTAAGGGATTTTAGGTTAGCGGCTCACTTCCAAATTGTGAGTCGGTATGGTTTCTATTTGTCGTTTGCTAAAGAGTTGTAGAGGTCTGGGTCTTCTGCCTTTAACGCAATTTGAGCATCTAAAGACATTTCATTTAACTTCTGAACTCCTTTTTTTCGTTCTCCGCTATTAAATTTTGTCGTAAAACTCGGAATATTATTTTTAGGTTCTTTTTTTTCTTCAACAAAGATGCCCTCGTTTACTTTCCCATCTGTTGTATAAAGTTCATTAAAAACATCTTCTGCATTTTTCCCGTTTTCTTCTTCCAGTTTTTCAAGCATTCCCTTGCGGATAGCTTCTTCTGCAAATGTATTTACAAATTTTTTGCCAGATAAGAAATCGTTTACTTTCTCTTTGAGTTCTACCTGCTTAGAAAGTTTATCCATAGCTTTATCTTTGTCTGCAATCTCTGTTTTTAGTGTAGAAATCTGTTCTTTAAGACCGTTTACGTCTTCTTTTTCTAACTCTGAAAGTTTTGACTGTACATCTTCTACGGATGTTTTGTACTCATCTCTTTCTGTTATTACCCTGTTACATTTTTCTACCTGTTTATTGTAGTCAGCTACAGTCTTGTAATTTTCAGACATTTTCTTTTTTAAATCCGCTTTTTTATCTTCTGGGATTTCGATTCCTAATTCTGCTAAAATCTGTTCGTAATTCTGCATTGTATATCCTCCTACATTGTTTGTATACCGCTATGTCTGCGGTAATGGATTAAGACTTATATACCTAAGTCAAGGTAAAAGAAATGTGGGGACTTGAACCCCACTCGAGCCTCGAACTCTTTTCCTGTTGTCATGTAACCAAAAACGCTTAAAAAACTCTGTACTTACAAGGAGGCTGTGGCAAATCTGCATAATTCCTACATATTTATTGTAAACCCTAAAATATGCCGTTTCAATACCCTCTTTTTTTACATTTCCGCAAGTTTCTTTATCTGTCGCTGTATTTCTTTTCTCTCGTCCATAAAGTCGGAATCAATAACCATAGAAGAAAGCATATCATACACTTCCACCATCAATCTACCGACCGATTCCATAAGCTTATCGCGGTGTCCTTGATCTCCGCTTTCTTTGTATGCCATTTTAGCACTTAAGTAGTTGTCATACAATGCATCTATATTTTTATCATACTTGCCATTGCTGTACTTCTTAATAAGATTCTCTCCTGCATCCATGACGGTTTCCGCTATGTCTCCATGCTCCATCTTTTCCAGATTGCATAATGTTGTTGTAATCTTATACATTGCATCAAGATTAGATGTTGTGAGCTGTTTTAATGCTGAGTTTTTTTCTCTTTCTAGCTGTTCTTCCAGAACATGTTTGATTTCACTCATAATTTGACCCCCTTAAGCTTCTTTTTGTATTTCTCATGAATGCAGTCCTGTGTCTCTGTAATATACACCATGTCGTATCCTACAGAGATTAGATTAGTAACCATCTTTTCAACCGTTTCTAGCTCTTTAGATACGTCTTTTACCAGACATTCTACAAATAATGCATCCGATACGTTTCCGTTTGTTCTAAGTTGCTGTGCGTACTTCTCATAGGCTTCTTTTGTCTCTTTCTCCCAGTTGTGATACTCTATAAAGCCATCCTCTACGGCTTTCTGCTTTGTAGATTTTCCGATACTTAGTCTACTGGCTGTATACCAAGAGTCTGGAATCACTTTTATAGTACCGCTAAAAGAATCTTTTAAAAGCTTGCCGTGATGATCTACAAAATACCTGCATACTTCACGTCTCTCCAAGCTTTCTGTAAGAAACTGGTATTCATGTAATCTTTTGTAGCCTTTCAAACCTAAGAAGTTGAAATAGTCTGCCATTTGACCGTGTATCATCATAGCCGCTACATATCTTTTGTTGATCTCGTCAAAGATATCTTCTGTTTTTGTTACTTCAAGATTGTTTGTAAATTCAATCATGATCGCACCTCCTTAAGAGATACGCTTTATAATAATATTCGCATCTTTTACTATTGCCGCTGTTGTTCCTACATTTCCGATGCTTACGATTAAGCTACCGCAAGATGGTACAGTTACAACCGTTGTTGCTCCCACGTTCTGAAATGTGTTCGCTGTAACTACTGTATAGTCCATTTCTGTTCCACCAATAGCTTCTCCGTTAAGCTCTACAGCAAGTGCCGTTGCTCCTGCTGCATTAGCGGATACATTTCCGTTAAATTCTACCTCTACAGTCATAGGACAGTTTGATCTATTCGTTAACGTAAACAGACCAGACCCCTCTACATGATTCAGCCACCCATAATTACAAGTACAACGTCTGCTACTATATCGTGTATTCGCAAATAGTACGTTTGCACCACTGTTTACATCCTGCTGTGCTACATTTACCGCATTTAACATAATTTTCCCTCCTAAACAAAAATAGGATGCCGAACCCGACACCCTATCGTCAATATATTGCTAGTCTACTTAGTAGATATGGATTCTTCCAACAAGCTTGATTTATTTACACATTTACACTTCCGCAGTTGCAACCACCGTATGCATACCCATTATAGGATACATAAGGACTTGCTGTAATGTATGCAGGTGTTGGGAATGGTCTAACAGCATCCACAATGTTCTTAGTCTGTGATACCTGCGAAATCTGGAAGTTAGATAACTGTAAGTCTCTATCTCTGTCCGCAAGTTTATCTCTAAGATTCTGGATTGTGTTGTCCTGCATCAACTGGCGTGTAGCCTGTCCGTCTGCGAGGATTGTTTCCTTAATATCACAGCAACACTGTGCCATCTGTGCCTGCATATTCTGGGCCATTAAAGCCGCATCATAGCGGTTCTGTAACACTTCTTTCTGTGTTTCACAGCAACAAGCCTGCTGTTGTGCCTGCATCTGCTGTAATCCTAACTGTGTTGTGTATCTGCTTTCTAATACGTCTCTCTGTGTCTGACAAGCTGTATTAGATACGTTCTGGTTTGTATTGAAAATATCTCTCTTAACAAACTCATCGGATAAGAAAGCATTTTCGCCTGCGGTCGTTGCGGTATCGTTATTTCTTCCCCATCCGTTACCACAGAAAAGGAAAGCAATTAAGATAATCCAAATCCACCAACCACCGTTGCCGAAGCCGTTATCATATCCGTCATTTCTTGTCACTGCCGCTACATCTGCCGCAGTGAGTCCCATTGCTTCATTCATTGTTGTTGTCCTCCATAAATTTATTTACCAAGCTGTGCACCGCTTAATATCTATTTGTTCACTTTGTCCACAATATCCTGTGGATTCATGCCCTGCTGTTGGCATAGGCTATTAAACACTTCTTGTGGGTTCTTTCCCTTGCACATTTCCATTGCCTGCTTGATCGCAGGGTTTGTCTGTGCCATGCTCTCAACCATAGACTGCGGATTGTTAGACCCTCTTACCATGCCCATTACCTGCTGTACCATTTGCATAGGATTGTTGTTTCCCATCATACCGCCTATCATGTTCATTAAAGGATTACTCATTGCTTAACTCTCCTTTCTCTGGTTGCTCTCCTAGCTTTGCTAGAAGCTCTTCAAACTCTGTTCTTGTAACATATCTATTATCATAGTTTACATTCTGTTTTTGGACTGTCTGCGTGGCTTCTGGTGGTATCTCTTCAAACCTAAACACCTTAAAAGTTGCACTGCCCATACCGTCTACACTCTTTACATAAAAGAAAGGTGCGTTGTTATCCATCATCCATGCCGTAGCCCCTGGTTGTACGATCTGGTTCTTTGCTCCCTCTATACCTGCGACTTGTATCCAATTAACATTCTGCGTTGGAACTTGTGGCTCTGGCATTGGTTTATTGTACTGCTGTTGCATCTGTTGTAACTGATTTAGCCTATCCTGCAATTGCATCGTGTCTTGATACATCGGTGCATAAGGATTATAGTTATATCCGTTCACTCTTCCACCTCCCTTTTATGTGTAAATTATCGCATTAAAAAAGAGACTCTAACAGGTCGTTAAAGTCTCACAAAAGTATCATATTAAATTAAAAAATTAGCACCATGATAGGGGCCATGGTGCTTGAAAATAAGGATAAGATTGAGGAACACCAATTGATGAAAAAAGGTGTCGTTGAAAAATAAAAATTAAACCAACATTTGGGGAAATCAAAATGTATTTCTCACGCTCACGATATTGTGAGCGAATGGAAGCAACAGGACTCGAACCTGTGACAGGTCGGTTATGAGCCGACTACTCTGACCAACTGAGTTATACTTCCACGGACTCCATTAGGAATCCACCGTACTATATTACATAAACAAAAATTAAAAAAAGGATTAAAGTATTATAACATGAAAAAAGTATCTCCGAAACAAACAACTATCATTTAAAACTAAAAAGGAAATCTTATAATTATTTATTCAATAACTTATTACTTGTTACATTTATATTGTATCATGGATTTTTGCCTTTTCAATACCCTCTTTTTTACACCTTTTCGTAAGTCTTTTCAAAGATTTCTTTCTTACATGGGTAGATTTCCCCGTCCACACCAGTGATAAGCATATCATCTTTTCCAAGTAACATATCTCCCTCTAATGTTGGAATGATATAGTGATCATCATCATATCTTTTGATAATATATCCATTGTATTCAAGTTCTATTGGTTTACCATGTTCATTTTTTATAAGCTCATCAAACGTGATTGCTTCTATCTCAACAGGTTTCTTTACATATTTAGCCATGTTTTCACTCCTTATTCTGCAATTAGCCATTCGTTAGATAAGATATTATTAAGTGTGTATTCCACCATTTTTGTATCTCTAATATCTAATAAGTCTCCTTTTTCTCCGTTGTCCTTGTCTCTGCACTGCATCATGATAGTTTCTTTTTCTGCGTCCAAATACCAGTATCCACCCCATGTGGGTAACTTAACCTTTGCACCTGTTTTCATTGCTTCTAATGCTTCTGCAAACGTCATACCGATTTCATCTACAACTAGCTGTACTTTATAACCATCTTTATGTACGATTCCGTGTTCTCCGTCTGCAATAGATGCAATCAGTTCTCCATCTTTTGTGATATTTAATTCTTCAAAAATTCTTCCATTAATTACCATTCTGTTCTCCTTAACATACTCTAATAATCTTGTTATTAACTTTCCTGCTGATTCTCTTTGCTGTAGACAGACTTATGTTCATAAGCTCTGCACATTTCTCTAGTGGTATATTCTTTGCCCGATACTCGAACAATGTTCTTTCAACATCTGTGAAGTTGCAATACGTACGGAACATATTTAGTTCGGGTACGGTAAAATCATATACTTTCAAAAGCAAACACCTCACTGTTTGTCGTGTGTTGTCAACGCATTTATCAGATCGTCTCTGGTTTTTTTTAGACCCTCAATGTTATTTCCTGTGATCTTGTTCTCAATCAAATTAAACATGCTTTTCATGACTAGGTTCATATCATCACGTTGATTATTAATAGCACTGTAGTCACTATTTAGCTTTTGTTTGATTTCTTTAATATCTGTCTCTATATGATCTATTCGATGTTTCATATCGTCCGTAGGCTTCTTGTAATGCTTATAGGCAGTATATAAGACTCCTATCGCACTACCAATTGTTATAATCCACCCACAGGCTACCATAATTTTGTTTATAGTATCCATTATTTACCTCGTGCATTGTTGTATCGTGTCGCTGCACCTCGTGCTGATGATGCTTGACTCCTGTTCCAATCTGCTGTGTTTAGTCGTTCGCTCTGCTTCTTAAGATTGTTCTCTTTGCAGTAATCATTGTAGGCTTTGTTTTGCTTCTGCAATAGTGCCGCCTTTTTCTGATACTCCATGTCAAGATCGTGCTTTAAGGCTTCGTCCTTTGCATTATCCACAGCCGTTTTCATGCCGATTAACTGTCGTTTCGTCTTTCTGATACGTCTTTCAAGTTCTCTCTGTCGTTTCCGTTTCTCGTATTCTTTGCGATTTTCTTCGCTGTCGTAGTCCTCGAACGGATTGTTTATTCCATCCCCCGGACCGTGGGAGTGCCGGCAGTTTGCCCCATGGATTCCCTGCACGTTTCCCATACCGCAGACCGAAAAAGGCGGAAATCTTTGGTCATTACCGCTTTTGCTGTAAAACTTGCCTTGCCACCAGTAATGATTGGTTAAGTTGTCTCCACCGTCTCCAATTCTTGCTCCTAAATGTGCAGACGTGAGAATTATATCCCAGTTCATCTCGTCCATACGTGCATCCGTGATCTCTCCTGCCATCTGACTTACACCAGTGCGAACCGCTCTTGTAGTTGCTGTTTCTATGCTGTCTCTGTGTCCGCTAGGGTAGGTTACGTCTGCACCGCTGTTTATTATGTCGTTTACAGCTTCTTTTACCGCTTGTGTGTATCCTGTCGTACCGCTTGCAGTCTGTGTATATGCTTTATCCACTGCCTTAATGTAATTATCATGACAGGCGTTCGGCATCGTGCCAGTAAAGTTATACATCTCTCCCTTGGTCTTTTCATAATTCCTTTGCAACAGTCTCTGTAGATAAGGACTTTCCCCGAGTGGTGTTGGTTCAAGACCTGCTTTCTTGTAGATTGTATCATCCCATTCAAGAGCCTTGATTCCTGATTCTTTCATAGTGCGTGCGATCTCTGCAATACTTATCTTTGTCGTTTGTGCTATCTCTGCCTGTACCGCTTGCAAGATATACCCTGCATCCTGCAATACATCCATCTGCCACTTGTCAATAGGAGTAAAAAGGTAATCTTCCCCACGTCCTAGCCTTATCATCATTCGCTCGATAATGACGGATACAATCTTATTATGCAGTTCTTCCGCCTGCTTCTCTGCTTTCTCTGGCACATACCATAAGTAATCTGGCGTTAGCATAATCCACCGCCTATTCTTCTGGGTCTTTTACCATTAGTGCCGCATCTAGCATCTTCCCAACTACTGCCGCATCCGCAGGCTTGCCCTCTTGCGTTAATGTTTTGTCTGTTTCTGTACTGCCTGTAACTCCTTTTTTGCAGATGTTGTACAACAGCTTTTCTTGTTTTGTAAATGGTTCTGGCAGTTTTACATCTTCGCCATTCAGGTATTCAAGGTATTTTTCAATCCTGTACTTTCCCATGCTTTCACTCCTCTCCGCTTGCACCGAATAAGTCTGGCTCTTTCGGTTGTGCTTCTTCTTCAAGTGCTTTTGCTTCTTCTTCACTGAATCCCTCAAATTTAACTAGATAGTACCAGAACGGAATCTTGTTGGAAGTAACATAGCTGTACCATCTCGCTCTATCTTCATCTTCGTTATATGTAATGTCGCCGAAATCGTAGACAGTTTCATAAGGTCCACTTGGTGCTAATTGGTACAGATCAGCAAATATATTAAGTGCAGCTATTAAATCATCCATGCAGGCTTGTAATTTGTCTCTTACGTCCTTAACAAATTGTATCGTCCTCTGTTGCTCTGCTTCAACTCCTGTTGCTGTCTGGATGCCTGTTGTTTCGTTAAACACAAAGTATCCGTTAGAGAATCCGCATTTATAGCCAATCTGTGACAGCAGGGCATTGATTCCTGTCAATCGTGTATCCGTGTTGAGACTTGGGTTTACCTCTTGATAGAATCCTTTAATGTCTGTGCTGTTTACATTCTTAACAAACTCTGGTAATCTCAACCGCTTCTTGCTTCTCTCAAATCCATCTTGAGTATTGTTTACCCTTGTACCAGTCTCCATTAACTTGTCGGAGTCTAGCAGCAACATTCTTCGGCTGTCGAATATCTCTGTTGCGTTCCTGCTGTATGCAGTGTCTAAGTCTTTAAGTTCTTCTATCGCATCGTAGAAAATCGGCAGTCCTAAACTGCAATGTAGATCAACGTTGTTCGCCTGCGGTGTCCTTAAGACTGCATACAGGCGTTGTCCGTTCAGATTTGCAAGTCCTACATCTTCTAGTTCTCCACGCCAAGGTGTCTCGTCTATGTCAACGAGTTTTCCTGTGTCGTTTGCATCCTTAGATGCGTAACAGCGGTTAGTAATTTGATACACGTCCTCAATATATCTATGATACTCTAGCTTCGTGTAATACGTCCTTCCGTCACTAGAAATTTCTCTATGCACAAACACAATGCCTTGAATTTCTCCATTGCTTTCGTCTGTCACAATAAAGTTTTCTGGTGTAATCAAGTCCACACTTGAGCCGTTAGGCTTTAATACAACTGTACCGTATGCACAGCCATATTCTACGTGATGTCGTACCTGTTCTAGTTCCTTGTCTATCTGCTCCTGCAACCAATTAGCTCTTGCACTGCCATCTATCTCTACGCCTATTGCAAGTGTAGCAAGGCGTGCTGTCTCCGAACACACCGCTTTTGCAAAGTTGATAGTCTTGATATGTTCGTCCTTGTCTAACCAGTACGGTCTACCTCTGTAGATATATCCACATTTGTCTACAACCCTCTGCATCTCTGGACTGGTCACAGTGTCTATTTTAAATTCATCTCTTGCCTTTTGTCTAAAAAGGTTGCTTAATATCTCTTTCATTCTGCTAAATATACCCATTTATGCGTTCTCCCCTCTCCTCATAATCACTCTGTTGTATGCGTATCTCAACGAATCAATAGCATGATTGTCTCTGTCGGGGTATCCGCTTATTATATTACCGTCTTTGTCTCTATCATACTCATACGTTGTGATTTCTTTGTATGCGTATGGTGTTCTCCGTGGGTCAATCACAATCTTCCTACGTTGTAGCCATTTCATGCCGTATTCAACTGACCCTGGGCCTTTAACTGCTGCCTGTGCCACAAGACCTAAGTTTCTATAGTCCTCTACAGATTTAGGCTCTGCACTATCACAAATGATTGCATAATCGTTATAGCCTTTTTTCTTTATCCAGTCGGCTGTCTGCTCATTCGATCGCTTATTTACGCAATGCTCGTCTATTAAATAGATCGTTTCCCTTGCCGCATCGTAGTATGTCCTCGTAAATGCGTACTTATCTGGATACCATCCCCAGTCAACGCCTTGATATATGCGGTCCATCTGTGATATTTCTTTGTCTGTAATTTCTCTTACTTCTACATACTCGAACACTGCCCCACCGTTACCGTTAGCAATGCCCATGTATTCATGCTCGTATGCCTCTGGTCTAATTTCTTTTAGGTGTTCCGCTTCGTCAATAAACGGCTGTCCTAGCCACTCTTTCGGCACGTCCAGATATGTACTTCTTGTAATGAGCCTGTTTTCATTTGGCTCTTGCAAATACTGATTTGCCCAGTTGTTAGCACTCTTGGGCGGGTTAAAGCTCTTAAATATCCATGCTAAATCTCCACCACGAATAGCGGACTGCTCTATATTTCGTATCTCTTCTGGTCCTGCGAACTGGTCTAATTCCTCAAACCACACAATCGCTATGTATCCAAAATCTGGTGCTATCGACTTTATTTTTTCTTTATCGTCAGCACCACGAAAGAATATCTTTTGTCCTGTGTCTCTCATCGTAATTTCATAAGGCGAGCTTGTATATTTATAATCTTTTTCCGAGAACTCCTGTTTTGTTATTGCCCATTTGGTTTTAGCAAATACAGAATCCTTTACAGTGTTATATACTTTTCTCACAACAAGGCAATGGATGTCATGGTTATTTCTCATTAACTCTGTAATGATGTTGGGGATTGTTGAGGATTTACCAGAACCACGTCCCCCCGGCAATACATATTCTGTATGCCTATGGTTTCGTACATCTCGAATCATCGGGTGAAACACATCGGGGATTATATCAAGGTCCATGTGATATGTCTTATTCTTTAATGCTTCTTCTCTCGCTTTCTTCTCTTCCTCTTCCTTTGCCTGCACCGTTAAAGCCTTTTCTAAGTCGTTCATTGCTTTTAGCTGATCTGGAAAGTCTGGGGTGAATCCAAAAGAATCTTGCAACGCACCAGTGGCGATCATTGACCGTCTCCGCTGTATGTCTGCAAGGCTCATAATATCATAGCCATTTTCTTTGTCTGTTTTGGCTTGTAGTTCTGCTATATATTCTTTTACTCCATGTTTTTCAATAATGTTCTTTTTTGCATTCTTTGCTGTTGCGGGAGAGTATCCCGCTTCGATAGCTGCTTGATAATCATTCCCACCGTTTTTAATCCATGCATGAGCAAATGTTCTTTGCTTCTGTGTAAGTTCATTCCGCATTTATTTGCCCATTCCTTTCTCGTATACTTGCCCATATGTCAGACAGGCATTTAATTATGTCCACTTGTGAAGCAGTTCTTAGTATCTCATACCGTGTGTCTTTCCAACCTTTTCTTGTATTCTCATATGCTTTTATAGACAGGATGTACATTGTTATCATTCGTTTCTGGTCCTCTGAATAGAATTGTGTTGTGTCTAGGCTTATTACAAATCCGTTTGATACTATTGCTCTTTGTAATTTTCGCATAATTCTATTTAGATTCATTTTCTCACATCCTTTCTTGGTTTATATATATTTAAACAGACCGTTAGGCAAGCGTTGCATCTCTTTTAACCTATAGGGTGCGTGGTTGCAACGAAATTTACCACCTCTAACGATCTGTTATTTATCTCTTATATTCTTTTGTGCTTGGATTCCTGCTTTTATATTTGTCACAGGTGCATAGATATGCGTTGTCTATTCTGTCATACTTGCCTACGTCACACGTATAGTAGTTCTTTGTATCACTTCCTAGTAAATACATACATTCAGCACAGCATATACTTCTATCTTCCATTCTGCACTTCCTCTCTATATCTGTAGCATACGCACATATGACTACACTTTATGTTTACCAGTACCACTTCTGTTTTGTTTTCTGGGATTGCTCTTCTCTTTGTCTCTGTCACGATCTCGCAGTACACACAATCGTTACAGCAATTCTTTAGTTTGTTATTAATCAAAAAAGACACCTCCCGACTATGTTTATATCTTGTAGATATATCATATCATAATCAGCAGGTGTCATGTGTACACTCTTTTTATTCTTCTACAATTTTTAGATTTACTCTGTGCCCCTTTGCATCACGATCTAGTGCATAAAAGCATGGATTCTCTTTTCCTTGTAAGACATCGTTTACTCCGTAGCAATGTCCCCATGCTGTCTCTACCATTAAATCTCCAAAACTGTTTTCATAAAACTTAAAGCTATCGTTTTCTGGTAGTTCGACAATAAGTTCATCGTTTACTTCTGTCATTGGCACGCCGTACGAGTACACAACTCTTTTCTCTCTTCCAAGTACCCCATAATTTGCATAAATTTTAAATTGTTTTTTCATTTTTCAACGCTCCTTTTCTTTTTGCTGATCTCCTTTAACTGTCTTTATCTTACCACATCTTTATACCTTTGTAAAATGATATTTATAATTCTTTTAATTTTTTTTCATCCTCTTCGTCTCTTACATATTCCAATAGCTGACCCGGTTGCATTTCTAAGATGTTACATACAGCATTTAAAGCCTTTAGCGTTATAGCTGTATCCTCGTTCTTTATCTTGTTTAACGTGTTTTGGCTAAGTAAATTAGTAGTTTTAGCCTTATATGTAGTAAATCCTTTTCTTTTCAGTGCATCATATACATCAATTTTGTATTTTAACATTTTTCATTACCTCCTATTTATTACATTATATATTATGTACCATTTTCACGTCAAGAGAAATATTATCATAAAAAGTGACATTTTCTATTGACATAACTTTTTAAAGTGATATAATAAAAGTAAGTTAAGAGAACAAAGCAAGCAAGAAAAGGAGAAAAAAAGATGAAAGAAGCGATTAAAAAATTAGAATCAAAAGGATACTACATTGACAATCAGTTTGACGGATGGTTCGGAACTTTTCCAGACAGATTCGAACTCCACAAAGGAGATGAAATCGTTATGGATAATTTATCAGAATCACAGGTTATTAGTTTAGCAGAGATTTTATAAGTCTCTGCTAGACAATTTAGGAGGTGTTATCATGAGATATTTTACAGCCAAAAACTTACAGGAACTCAGAAAAGAATACAAAAAATTAATGGTAGCCAACCACCCAGACAACGGCGGAGACGTTGTTACATGTCAAGAGATTACAGCCGAATATAAGAAACTGTTTGACATGTTCAAGGCAGGGCAGACACCAGAAGAAGAAAAGAAAAATACATTTGATTATAAGGCAGACGAAGCCTTAAGAAATGTAATCAATAATATTGTTTCTTTCGATAGTGTCAATATCGAGGTGGTAGGCTCTTGGATATGGGTAGACGGTAATACATTCCCGTACAAAGAAGAACTAAAGAAGTTAGGCTTTAAGTGGTCTAAGAATCGCAAGAAATGGCATTTCTCAACAGAACCATCTGGAAAGTGGCATAAAAAGAAAATGTCTTTCGAGGACATCCAAAGAAAATATGGAAGCGAAAAAGTAAAGACTTCCAATGTTTCAAGAATTGCATAGTAAAAGAGATCTGGAAGAACTCAAAAGCTCCCAGATCTCTTTTTTATTATTATCTCGTAATCATATCCCATTATACCCAAAAAATCCTTTAAATCACTTAAGGATACTTTTTTATTATTAAATTTGTTGTTTAGCTGCTGCGGTGTTGACAATCCTAAGAGCTGTGACGCTTCTGTCATTGTCATGCCGTTCCTTTTTAGTAGTTCTTTGTAGATTTCTTTTAATTGCTTGTTGTCCTTGTAAGTAAAGTTTATATTGTATTCCATCAACCACACCTCTTTTCTGTTTTTAAATCATTATAATTTAAAATATATCATATGTCAAACGAAAAAAGTTTATTTTTACCATTGACATTTAAACTAAAATCATTTATACTCTAGTTAAAGATAAACGAAAAGCATTTAAAAGGGAGAAAAGAAGATGAAAGAATTAAGAAAAGAAATTGAAAAGTTAGTCGAAAATGAGGACTTCGTTTCCTACGAAGAATTTATTTACGAACTGGAAGAAGAAAAAGAAGAAGTTAAAAAATATCTCGAATGGAGAGCAAACGGTGGGAAGATGAACACTGAAACACTTCCAGACGGATATGTAGAAGCTTGTAAAAAGATTTTAGGAGGGATTGAAAATGAATAAAGTAATCGCAAGACACAAATTTTGGTTACATCAAACAGAATGTAATATTTCCACAGCTTATGTGGAAGTATTACACGAATACCAAACCGTTGTAATGTATATGGATGATTTTGAAGAAATTGATTCTTATACAACCTGCAGCAAGCAAGAAGCCTTAAAGCTCCATGAATCACTTGTTGAACAGTGGAAAGATAGACTTAATAAAAATCGTCTTGTCAAGGCTGATCGTGACAGTCTTGTAATACCTGCATAACATACACCACCCACCCCGGAGGTTACGAGGGTAGAAAGTTGGGAAATATGACTAAGAACGCAGAAAAGAACGCAAGAACAATGCTAAGCAGATTATCAACCGAACAGCTTATAAAGGAATTTGACATGACTGAAGATATACCAATTAGTCTTGAATTGTCCATGGTCCGTGGTTGGATTATGGATGAACTGGAAAAGAGAAATCCAGAAGCTTTTGACAAGTGGTTAGATTTAGACTATCCAGATAATGAATCATTAAAAAAATTGTATTTGAACGCATAGAATAAGCCGTAGGAATTAACCTACGGCTCTTTTTTATATCACGTCAAAAGGCACTGACAGACGTTCTAAGACATTTATATAACTTAATGCGTGTTCTTTATCCTTGCACTGGATATAGGGGATATATGAGCCGTTCACGTACTCAAATAAAGCTATCCACGTATCTTTCATGGTAACAAGTACCCAGTCTATACCGTTGCAACTCTTGTTTTCTCTCTGCCCTGTTCCGTATTCGTCTATCCACTTTTGGAACTGATCACGATTCATGTCCCTGCTCCTCGCTGATGCTTTCCAGATTTTCTTTTAACATCTGCACACACTCGTTGAATCCGTCACGTTTACCGCATAGATACATATTGTGACCGCTGTAATCGTCCATAGGCGGTATTAATGTACATAGGGTATATAAATCTTGCTTATCCATGTTTAGCCATCCTTTCGTACATTTCGCAGGTACACGTTAGCCTGTTAACCTGTTGGCACTTTTCTAAATACATCTTATCCATATCTTTTATTGCCTGCGGTATTAGTCCTATATCTTTGTACTCTATAAGCTCTTTTAATGCTTTCACTATAACGTGGTCCAATGGTGTTACAATATTAGCTTCATAAGCTTCTAGTGCGTTTCTGACATCATCAATATCTAATCTTGTTTCTTTTTCTTGCTGATACATCACATTTGCTCCTTTCCGTATAGTTTGTCGTATTTCTCGCAAATATTATCATATTCAATTGCCATGAGATCAATTTTTTCTTGTCTTTTTTTCATCCCATTAATTTCATCGGGTGTTAGTCCTGTCTCTTTGTACTGTATAAGTTCTTTTAATGCCATTACTATCACTTGGTCCAATGGAGTTTTTACAATAGCTTTATGGGCACTCAGTGCGTTTCTGATAACATCAAGATTTAGATTCTCTGGTTCTTCAATCTCTTCCATTCTTTCAAACATCTCATACATCGTAACACCCAATGTTCCTGCTATAGTCATAAGATTAATGTGTTTTGGTTCTTTTTCCCCAAGTTCATATGCTTTAATATCAGTGACTGTATAACCGCATCTTTCAGCAAGTTCTTTTTGTGTCATTCCTTGTGCTTCTCTGGTTTTCTTTATTGCTTTAGCTGTACTAATCATTTTCTTCCCCTCCTGTTCCTGTTTAAAGCATTCCGTTTCATAAACTTTTCTTTTGATAACGACTTATAGTAAGGATTTTTCCTTTTGATAACGTTCTTCTCTTTTTCGTTTTTGGCTTGAAACTCTTTATAGCTGTCACATCTTGTGTGGCAATCCCAACTCCTGCCTGTTGCTTCTGTGCATCCTATACAAACACATTTCATAACATCACACTCCTTTTATATGCTTATGAGTGGAAACGCATTAAAACTCGTTAAAAACGCATTGATAACGCATTAAAACTTGATCTCTATTCCTGTTTCGTTCTTAATCATGGATTGCAGGTCATGTACACTGACAAGACCTTTTTCGTAACATTCCTTTAGTTCGTTCATTTTATCAATCCATTTTCCAAGTCTGGCACCGCCAAATCCAAATTGGTCGTGTAGTGCCATCGTGCCCAATAAAAGAAATGCTGTATAACTGCTATGTATTAACTTATCTGCATCCCTGCGATTCTTAACCCTGCGTTGTTGTGCAGGTGCTTGTCTGTTATTAAAGTATTTACCGTTCATTTATATTACCTCTTTTCATTCTTAAATAGCCTGCTCCTGTCTTTGGTTTTTTCGGTGTGTTGTCTAATATTTCCTTGATAACAGCTTCTATTTCCTTTTTAGGCTCAATCTTATTAATATCTGGTCGTTCCCAAGCTCTTACACTGTTTACAAGTGCTAAAGATGGACTGTCATTTTCTTTTATCTTGTTATTCATTTATAACGCTCCTTTATAACTTGATAACCCTTTGTCCTCTGTCATATTGGCTAAGTATCTTGTCTAATGCATCTTCTGCTTTTTTATGTGTTTTGAATGATTGTATTATGTAAATAAATCCATTCATTAACTCACATTCTACATTTTTTTCACTTGCCCGAATTTCAAGAACATTATCAAGATTTATAATCTCTCTATCTTTTGTCATTATTAACACTTAAGTCCTCACTTTCTCCCCAGTCTAACTGATTCCCACACTCACAAACTTCTGTCCATTCCTTTATGTAGTTACCGCACTTAGGGCATCTATATAACACCACATCCTGCTTTTTTAAGTTCTTATGTCGTTCTCTTATCGGCAGACTGTTAAATACAGCACCGATGTGTTCATAATCTTCTAACGTCATTGTGATCGTATCTCTTGCTTTAGCGGACTGGCATAAACCGCTACCAACCAGTCCTAAGAAAACACCTATGATAACAAGTAAGATTTTTAATATCATTCTTTCAGCTCCTCTTCTTTATAGATATTCACTACGGTATCACTGACAACATTATCTTTTGTTAATTCAACCTTATATCCTTTATCTGTAATGTTTTTCACAAACTCTTTAAGTGGTAACACATCTTTCATTGCATCTGGATAATATATTTTTGCTGCTTTTTTTAAAACTTTTACCTGCTCCGTTCTCTTTCCAACAAGTTCGCATACATTTTGCGACTCTTTATCTGTATTTTTTTCATCAATTCTGCTTACATAATCTTTCAGTTTTTCGTCAACTATTTCAGAAAAAACCATGTCTTTTTCACAGTCATCACAAAATTCACATGAATCACAGATATTTCCGTTGCAGTAATCTTCTAACACATCTATCATCTGTTCTCTTGTCATTTTTCATCATCTCCAATCTTTCTATAAGCTTCCTCTACTTCTTCGCTCGTAGCTGTTCCATAACTAATTTTTCTCGTTATACACGGTACTTGCCCTTTAAAAATGCAAATAGGGCACACTCTTTTACGGCAATAATTTTCTAATTCTTTTTCCTGCATTTCTCTTTTTAATTTGTTTGTATTTAAATTTAATCTCATTGTTGCAATAATGCTCCCAGATTTTGTATCAGTCACACTCATCATTGCTTCTTCGCAAGATTGATAAGAAACTTTCGTATCCAATGCTCCAACATCTAGTTCATTTGCCGTAATCATCTTTTCTATGCTTTCTAAAAAGTCGTGTGCTACCTGCTGTGCTATTGTCATAGTCGTTCTCCTTTACCTTTTTCAATCTCCCATTTTCCATAGTAACCCTTTGTCATTTCCTTTAGCTGTGTCAGTGCCATGATGAAATTTTCAAGTTCGCAGGTATCCGTAAAATTTATTATCACTTCACTGCCTGTTTCTTCTTCCATGGTAACTGGTCCACCAACAGTTCTCCTAAAATTTAATGTTACGTGCAAACTATTGTGTTTTTCTGTTCTCATGCTTGTTCTGATACAGTCCACATTTTTATCAGCTCGATTTGAATATATTTTCATTCTCCCACCTCTAAATCTTTCGCAAGCTTGAATCCTGTTCTACCAACGTTTCTAAGATTCTCTTTAATCAGTGCCTTTTTCGGTGTCCTGTTTCTGTCGTACCAGTTCCAGTCGTTGTCCTCTCTTGCTTTTTTCTTTGTTTCATAACTTTTCTCATACTGATATTCTTCTTTTGCCATCTCTAGGCAAGCGATCATGTAATCTATTTGTTTTATAACATCCATATTCTTTCTCCTTTACTTCATCATGCTTCTGTACGGTTCAAAGAAATCTTCTTTTCTTAACTCCATTTCACATTTAAGACAAATAAATTTGCTTTGTATTTTCATATCTGAATTTATTTGTATATACTCTCTTCCAACGTCTTCATTGAATAACAAACTATTACAATATTTGCATCTTGCTACTGGCATTTTTCTCTCCTTTCCAAATCATTTCTGCGGTGTAAAATCAAGCCACTGAATTTTAGAAAATCTCATCCAATGCTTCTTCAATAACTTCTTTGATATCCTCTTCTGTTAAGTCATAATCATACATCATATCATCCATCGGAAGATGACTTTGTATACACGTAAACAAATACTCTGCAAGCCCTTCTGTGTCATAACCTTTTACAACATCATCCTTTTGCAAAGGCTGTTTCATACCATTTCTTATGTGATGCCCTAGCCCATGAGCGGTGATAATAACTTTGTTCCCTTTAGGAATTATCTCTTTTCTTCCCCAGTTTGTTTCAAGTTCTGTTTCTCTTTTTGATACTAATATTTCTCCGATTTTATATGTACTCATTTATTCATCCTCTTCTTTATCAAATTCTTCAATCTCTCGCCATGCCAAAACACTTTTATCGCTATAATATCTAATTTTACTGTTACGGTTTCTCCATCCGTGAGAGTCATGCCATGTTCTGTGAATACAACCATCTTTTACAGAAACTAAAACTTGTTTATTATCTTCTGGCAGATCATCTGGATTCTTTCTTAAGTCGTGCCATCTATATTTTTGTTGCTTATTAAACAACCATGACACTACATTTAACACCTGCTTTTTTGTGATACTGTTTATTGTCGCTGCATTTATTACATCATGTATCGATTCGTACTTTTCATCTTTTGTATATTTTTTAGACTCTATTTGTTGAAATACTGCAAACGCTTTTCCAATGTTCATCTTATTCCACCCCTTTCAGTTGTTCTTCCAAACAATGTTTTAATGCATATATGATTGTATAATCTAAAGGGCTAATCTTTTGTGGATCATGTTCTGTCCTATACTCATACTTAAATATCTCTGATTCTAACGCACTACTTAGCTTAATTGGTTCCAACGGATTCTCAATATCATCAAGAAACTGTGTTTTCATCTTTTTCTTGTATTCTCTCAACTCTTTAAGTTCTTCCAACCACTCTGCAAGCTGTTCATGTTCTTTCATGCATTCAATACACCTGTCAAGTTTTTCATCTTCTGCATTTGCACGATGTAACATAGCCTGTCTATATTTCTTTGTTGCAACATCTTTTGCGTGCTTAATAGCTTCTTCTAATTTCATTCCTCTCCCTCACTTTCTACCCCAAAGATGTATTTAAGGATTCTGTCTTTTCCTACTGCTTCGATTGCATCAAATACAAGTTGTTTTGACGTAAACATAACTACCCCTTGTAATCTTAAACTCCAAACACCATAAGTTAGTTTTTTTGTATTTTCATCATCGTATTGAATACAGAAACGTGCTTTAAGTGTCTTGTCATTGTGTTCATCTGCGTATCTCTGTAACTCGACTTCTACTTTTTTCTTTTCTCTTGCAATTTCCGCTTCTTCCTCTGTAAAAAAAACGTTTCCAAATTTCCAAAGTTTAAGATCATAATCAAGACCCTGCCAAGCTAATTTAGCAACCTCTCCTGTCAGGCTAAGGACATAAACAACACTTCCTTGCTTTGGATATTTTTTTATGTCCTGTTTCTTATCTGGTTCTTCTACATTCATTTTCTTTAAAAGTCTGTAAAAATCCTGCTGTTCTGTTTCTGTAAGGTTATTAATATTCATTTTTCCAACTCCTTCGATATTCCAAATATTTTTTTAATGCCACTTCAAGGTCGTTATCCTTTAAATACCAATTATCAATCGAGATCACGTTTGTTAACTTGTTATATATTAATCCGCTTCTTTTTGAAGTTCCCTCTAATTCAATTTTAAGTTGGATGATAGTATCATGTTCCTTTCCAATAGTTTCAATGTCTAAAACATTGTTTGCTGTCACATTGTTAAGACACCGCATAACGTTTTTTAAAAGTTCTTCTGCACCCTCTGCTTCTTCCCACTGTGGTTTAAAAAAATATCTAATTGTTTTTTCATATCGTTCCGTATCCTCAATGATAAAACAATCATCTAATTTTCTTAATTTGTCTGATTTTACAAACTGTTTTGTTATTTTATTATAAATTTTCATTTCTGCTCCTTTCCTGTCCATTCTCTCCCCTGCCGTTAATAGCAGGGGAAATCATGACTTATACAATAGCGAGTTATATTGTACTTATGCGTTGCGAGGATTCTTATTTAATTGTTCGTGTGGTATATAAAAATCCTGCTGTGCAACAAGCCTTTTCTGGCTTGAGTCTCTGCCTAATAAAAAATGAAAAATGGAAGAATCTGAAAATACAAAAAACATTATTTACAGTTACTTAGGCAGAGAATCAAACCAGAAAAGTATTATTTAGTTTTTATTTCCAGTAAACCGCACTGGATGTAACATGAATACCTCTAGGTTTCCTTTTGTTACGTTGCTGTTCTGCTTCAATTTCTTTTCTTACTTCATCCCCAAATTTTTCTGTCCAAAATGTAATCAAATACTCTGGAATCTTAAACATTTGTGAGCAAGATTTTGACGTATTGTTTTTTGTCAGTCTTGTCTTTACTACCATTTTTATGTATTCACGAGAATATGGGGCGTTTTCTTCTTTGTTTTCATCTAAATTCTGTTTTTTCCATTTAAAGAGGGTGGATGAATCAATGCCATATTCTTTCGCAACGCTCTTTACCTCATGTCTTGCGTTACTTTCTGCAACAACTTTTCTTTTAAATTCTGTTGTGAATTTCTTATACCCCATCTTCTTCCACCACCTTTCTGTAGATTGCTACATTCCTGCCTGTCAAACTGTCATGACGTTTACCGCATACCTCAATACGTCCGTCCTGCACTAACTCCGTTAGCCGTGGTTGTACCTGTTGTCTTGTCGGTTCTAAGACTTTTTTATGCTTATACAATACCGTTGCGATCTCTCGTGCTGTCATAGCTTCGTATTCAAGCTGTTCAAGAATTAAGATATGTATTGCTTCTTTATTAATCTTTTTGTGGGATTCTCTTCTGGTCTGCTTGGTAATGGAATGGCTTCTAAGTGCTGTTTCATTACCAAAAAAACTCATTTGATACATTTTCCATCACTCCTTTTTCCTTACTCTAATTGCTTATGTAGTAACTGCATTTCTAAATCATCAAAGTCATAGTCTCTTTCGCACTCTAAGACACTTGCAGGATTCCGCTGTGGCTTCGGTTCTGGTGGTTTCTCGTAGTTCTCGTCCAGATAGTCGACGTAACCAGAATTGAAGAATGTTGAACCGTTCTGTGGCTTTCTCCATGCACTATCCTGTTCTAATCCCTCAAGATACCTCTTCAATGCCCTTTGTATGTGTTCCTCGCCTTTTTGATATAGAATTTTCTTCTTAGTATCAGATACCTGCCCTTTTCCTTTTTTGTTCGGGTACTGTTTCCAGAGTCTTTCAAAACATTCATTGATTGCTTTTTTGTTTGACTTTTCGCAATTTTCTTTTGATTTCTCGCAATTTTTCTTTGCGTTTTTGTCTGGTTGTTCCATTTTTGTTCCACTTTCAACTGCCGTGTTTTCCTCGGTAGTTACTTTTACAACTTGTCCACAATCTATGTAGGTTTGATACCCATTTACTGTGTATATCGTGTATTTATTTGTGCTTTTTGTGGATATGTACCCTGTGTCCTTTAGCTTCTTAAGAGCAGTTCTGACTTGGTCTACTGTTAGCCCTGTTTCTGCGGATATTCTTGCACGACTTGAAACAAATTGTCCTGCCTTTATCTCTTTTCCGCAGTACCGCTTGTCCTCTAAATTTGTATGTAGTAGGCAATGATAAAACAATCTAAATACATTTGTGTTTTCATACCATTCCCAGTCTGTATTTATGTTTATTTGCATCATTGCCCTCCTGCTTAATATTTGTCTCCGTCTTCGTAGATTGTTATCTCGATTCTTGGATTCTTTGCATCGACCTTTATCCAGTTAACGATACCCTCTACCTGTTTCTGACCATCGTTTGGGAACACTCCTACTTCTACCAAGCTATCTAATATGTACTTAATAGCCGAAAAGACATTGTCTGGATCACGTCTTTTATTCTTTTCATACCACTTAATTTCCAGAATCACTGGGAATTTTATGTGCTTTTTCTTTAGCCATTGTGGTATGTATGCCTTGCAAATTTTTTGATTGTTTTTTTTGCATCTGGCACCTTTGTAGGGATTGGTCCTATTTGCATAAATAAAAGTGTTAAGTCCGTCCAGTCTGCCTTGAATCGTATATGTTACAGCCATGACTTGCCAAACTCCTTTCTGAACTCTTCCCTGCTACCGATATTCTCTTCATAATATGTTTGAGCCATCGTCTTAAGCTTTGTATCTATGTCTCCATTTTTTCTGTTAAAATGTACACCGTTCGGATGAAAGTCTGGTCTTAGTGGTACGACAAATCCATATTTTTCACTTTTCTTCCTATTAGAACCACCGAAAATATGATGTCTTTCCACTATGTAAGAACCTGTGTAAATGCAACAGTCCATATTTTCTGTAAATACACTAGTTAGCTTTTTCAAGTTTTACTCTCCACCTTTCTTCCATTTCTTTTATCTCCTGCGGTGTTGCTGTCTCAATTCCAAGCTCTTTTGCTTCTGCAACAGTTCCTTTTATTAGTTCAGACATTTCCTTTGTGTCGTAGGTATGACTCCCACGCATTACCAGATTGATTCTGAACAACTTACCTGCCTTATTGGTAGTTGTACTGGCTGTCGGTTGTAGGTGGCAAAATTCAAGGTCGTACACTTCTATATCGTTATCTAGCGGAAGTGATACAAGAGAACCATTTATAATCTCATGCTGTCCGTACTCTGCTATGAGTTTGTTCTTTATATATACCTTGCTGTTATCTGTTACTTCTGCAATCTTTCCAACAAGTACATGAAAGTATGCATTGGCATCTAAGCTCCTGCCCTCACGGTACTGAACAACCTTAAGCCGACATTCTTTATCTTTCAGTCGGTCATATTCCCCTCGTATGTCTTTTTCACACACAAGGGAAATAACCTGCTTACCACTTTCAAAATCAATGGATATATCATGGATTCTGGCTTTAGTTTCCATTTAATCATCTCCATATTTTTCCTTTATTGCTTTTAACATCATTCCTGCATCATTTCCTGTGATCGTATCAAATGTCTTTCCATTGCTTGAACACCATCTATCTATGTCAATTTTGTGCATTGAACATAATTCAATCAATGTTGCTTTTTGCTGTTCTGTTGCTAGTGTATCTTCTACTGGGATGTAATCCATGTTTTCCTCTCTTACCCATAGATCGAATCCTAATCCTGTGTTAATAGCCACGCACTTAACAAACGATCTACAAGCACTTGTCCATACTCTCGCTTGTGTCATTGAATTTGCTTTAACTGGGTTTTTTCCATTCATAACAGGAGACTGCATATAATACACTTGATCGTCAATGCATACTTTAATTCTCGTTTCATAGCACTGATTCACATTTCCATTTTTATCTGTAAACACCTGTTCACTACAAAACAGACTGTTTCCTGTTTTTTCATTTTGGCAAAGTTCAAAATAAACTTTTTCTGCACCATTTTTTCTTAACAGATCAACACATCTTGCCCAATTTAAATACTTAAATCCATCACGATCTGAACAATATGGTGTTACATCCACTTTTACTAATTCTTCATAAGACTTTAACATATTTTTCATCTCCCCTCTGGTTCATATTCTCCGTTATACGGAATGACGTTTCCCTGCTCGTCACACTCTTTCACACTGCATACATCGTTAAAATATGCTTCTTTAAGGCTTACATTTTCATCAGTGTTTCTCATCAGTGCATCCAATGCATAGTCGATAAACCACTGTCTATCTTCTTCATTTCCTTTAATCCTCTTCTTGATATAATCATCTGCATCTTCCATAGGGATTACTGTTCCGTATTCATTTGTGTATCCTGTGATAACCATGACTACTCACACTCCTTTTTAAGCCATTCGTTACCTTTCTCTCCAAAAATCACATCAAAAACTCTTTTTGTATTATCAACACATAAAAGAACGTATACTTCTTTTTCGAAAGGATTCTTTACAGCTTTTACTGCAATTTTTGTATTGTTTGCTACCATTGACGCATATTTTTCTTCTGTAACTTCCGCTTTTTCTTTGTCTTCAAAAATATCTAAAGATATGCCCTTGTACAGTAATTGTAGTACCTTATATACATCTTTTTTTAACTGTTTTCCTGTTTCTGCAGTCATGTCAACATTAAGCTGTTTTTGTTTTTCTTGTGCTTCTTTAAAAGTTTTTTCAATCGCTTTATCTGTAATTGTTTCAAATTCTTTTTTTGTAATAATCATTGTCACATTCTCCTTTTCCTGCTATACTGTTGTTATGCATTTTTTGTTAAGCACTTTAGACCTGCATGTCTGGGTGCTTTTTTTATTTCCATCCATCACGCTCTCGTGCGATTAATGCAAGTCCTGCGGCTACGCAAGTACCCATAAACCAAAATGGCATTAAATCTAATCCGCAGACTAACAGTCCACACCCCATCATGAATGCTCCCATTTTCATTTAGAACCCTCCTCTCTGCATTGCTTGGTTCTCATTTGCTAGCTTTCTTACTCTCCATTTTTCAAATCTTTCTGTATCGAAAAATATAGGAGAATTGGACTTAGGACCTTTTTGTGCAAAGTCTTGTCCACGTTCCCGATAAGCTTCATCCAGAAACGACCTCGGGAACCCCATCTTAACAAGTTCTCCCATCTTCATGACTGCTTTCGGGTATTCCATCTTTACTCCTTTCTCTTACTTTCCTGCTACTGTATCAATGTACTGTCTGATTTTTTCCATCGAATTTAACTTTCTGCCGTTAACTCTGACGACTGCGTCCGCCTGTTGTGCTATTGCTTTAGCGGTTTTTCTTCCAACCCCTAACACACAACGTAACTCTTCATCCGTTACTAGCAATCTGTTTTTTAGTACTTCTGTATCATTGCTTGCATACTTTGTTTTTTCCAACTTTGCCTCACTTTCTCCGCTTCTTCCTGCGGTAGTATCCTCTTTTCTTCATTCCTGCCTGTCTGAACGCTACTTTCTTGTATTTTCCGTTCTTCTTAGCTTTAATTCTTTGTCCCATTCTTTAAGTCTCCATCAATGTCGGTGTGATAGTTGTTAACTTCACTTCCGTCCTGCTGAACGTATTCATATGAGTTAAACACATATATCCACACTGTATTTGTCGCTACCAATGCAATGAATGTAATTAGCCAGATTGCAAACCATCTTTTTGCTGTCCGTTTACTTTGCTCAATTACCTCTGTTGCAAAGTATTCTTCTAAGTCTTTCCACTGCTTTGTTTTATCTTCCATTCCGCACCTCTTTCTTGCGGTGTTAAAAAAATTGTGTTATAATCTTCTTGTTTCCGCTAGGCTAGTTAGTGGTTACATTCGCCCTGTGTGGTAGTTCCAGTACCGCATGGGGCATTTTTATTTCTTTCGTGCTTCTCTTTTTTTACTTCTGTAGTCGTCGATTAATACAGCTGTGATTTCAAGTGCAATTACTCCTACAGCTCCTACAAAGATTCCTAATTGAAATGGTGGTATATACATTTCTGCACTCCTTTCTGTGCTATAATTTATTTAGGAGGTGTACTATGTCTAAAAATCCTTTACCGCATCTTGATAAACCAGATGAAGAAACCATTGATAAAATGAAATCTTCTGACTATTCCAAAAATCAAAAGGTTCAAGATGAAATTTTAAAATTTTTAGAAAATGATAAACAGCTTATCAAAGCAATTCGTAAAGAATGGTTCTGGACAAAAGGTATTGTGATTTTCAACACTGTTTTGTCTGTTATTTCTGTTATCATTGCTCTTATTTCGCTAATAGTATCCATATACAAATAGCAATTACTATCACTGCAATAATCACAGTAATAAGCTGTATGAAGAAGAGAGTTCTTAAAAACATTAAGTCTCTCTTTTTTTGTTTTCTCGTTCTGCCGTAATTTAGGTAGTAGAACAAATCGTCAAAATTCATATACACCCTCTTTTCTGCTATCTTCTAAGCTTCATAGCTCTTATCGTCAGTCTATTTAAGTAGCAATCTCGCAATCGCAAGTACCAATGCTGTACAAGAAAGCACAAAAGATATTCTTGTAATCAATGGGTACTCTGACCATGCTCTCATTTTTTTATGAGAATATCTTTTCTTCACTACTCACTCTCCTCTAAAAAATAATCTACTGTCACACCAAAGTAATCAGCTAATGTTTTAATGCTTTTTAAACCTGGTTTGATTCTTCCTGCTTTCCAGTCTGAAAAAAGCGAACTTGTCATTCCTGTATCTTTTGATACTCGGTAATCCGTAATACCTTTTTCATCTCTTAGTTTACAATATCTTTCATAAACCAAATTTTTCACCCCTTTCTAAGTTAAAACTATTGATTTTATCTCGGTTTAGTGATATATTTTGATTAACGAATTATTTATCACTTGATTCCACGAGTCACTCGCCAAACCGACTCGTTTTTACCTCGCTCATCCGAGCTACAAGTGTATATTAGCACGTTTTGACGAGGTAGTCAAGGGGTTTATTTCGTTGTGTCGAATTATTTTTATAAAAAGGGGCAACGCTATGTATGAAATTTTTGAAAAATTGTTGAAAAGACGTGGCATAACAGCCTATCGTTTTTGTAAAGACACAGGGGTTTCAACCTCTACTATCAGTACTTGGAAAAAGAAAAATTCCAAAATAGGTATGGATTTAGCAGAAACGATTTCAAATTATTTCGGGGTATCAATTGATTACCTCATGACAGGAAAGGAGGAGGATAAAAAAGAAAAAGATAACCGTGTAATAGACATCAAAGACGAACTGGAGAGAATGAGAGATTTACTAAAAAACAGGACTAGACACCCTATCTACTACGATGGGGAAAAACTTGACGATGAATCTCTTGATGCGATATTAGCCCAGTATGAAATGTCACTTATATATCTTGAACAGAAAAATAAGTGAAGAAAGGATATAAATGTATGAATCATAATCAAATTAAATCTATTGTATACAATTTGATTAAAAAATACGAAACCAGAAACCCCGTTAGGCTTGCAAAAGAATTAGACATAATCATCCAGATCGGGGACTTAAAAAAAATATCTGGTTGCTATTTAAAGATTCACGAAAGAGATTTTATTTACATAAACGAAAAATTATTAGAAAATGAAAAAAAGTATCACGAGGTCTTAGCTCATGAGTTAGGTCATGCGGTCCTGCACAAAGAAGATTTTTATTTCTTCTCATTTGGCAAGAACTGTTATGAGAACTCTATCGAACAAGAAGCACAGACATTTGCTTCTGAACTTTTGATACCCGATGAAGTGATATTTGATCACAAAGATTATACAAAAGAGCAACTTGCAATGCTGACAGGATACACCCCACAGCTAATTGCATTTAAACAGCTCTAAACTTTTTCTTTTTTTGTTTTATTTTTTTCTTTTTAATTAAATATAAATATATTATTTATTATAATACTATATAGGTTATATATAACTATAGTCTTTAGATACTATATATTTATATAAAAGAAAATAAAAATACACCATAAAACGTGATTTGTCAACCATAAAATAAAATATTTTTTTGCATAGTGCTGAAAACCGCATAAATACGTGGTTTTTGAGATTTTCAGAAGTAAAAAACATACCTTGATGGTGTTTTGATGGGGATTTGTTGGGGATTTGTTGGGGATTCTACTATGTAAAAAGTCCTACAAACCGCATAAAACCGTGGTTTCTTGATGGGAATTTGATGGGGATTTTGGTTGGTATGTTGCCTGTTATACATTATAAAAGGAGGGATTTTACATGGCACTAATAACTTGCACTGAATGTGGGAAAGAGTTTTCTGAAAAAGCTCCTGCGTGTCCTAACTGCGGATGCCCTACAGAGGAAATCTTAAAAGAATTAGCTACTGTTTCTACTGCTGATAATGAAGTTCCGCAGTATGAAATTGATGAAAAAACGATTGAGATTGCTATAGAAAAAGGCATTGTTAATGAACCTAGTAATTTAATTATCACAGCAGGTAAATATACAGATAGTGGTTTTCTTTCTACACTAACACATATACTTTATGTAGCAAAAGACAGCTTCTATTTATGCCGTTTTGATAAGGCAGAAGAGAATCCAAAAGAAGATATTATTGTCAAACTGGATTATACAAATGATGCTATTAATCAGTTAACTTATGATTATGAAATGCGTAAATTTAACGGTAATTTTGGTTTTAATGCAAGCAAAATCAAAGCGGACAAAGACAGGTCTAGGGATGCTTACTATGAGATTTTGAAAAAGGTAGACAGCAAAAAAGCTGAAGATTTTTATAAGATTTTTTATCTGGATGCACCATACTGTCCTAAGTGTCACAGCTTGAATATAGGATATGAGTTTGTGCAGGACTCGGCTAAAACAAAGGGAAAATCTGAAGTCCGTAAAAAGAGTGTTGTGACTCGTGCAGGTAACAGTCTGGGACGTGCAGGTATGATTGCTGCTACTGGTGGTCTATGGGCATTAACACCTAAAAAGTCTAAATACAAAGAAAAGAAATCATCCAAGACAGATATTAACAGTAAACAAATGGCAATTTGCCAAGACTGCGGTAAATCTTGGGAAGTTAAATAACAATAAAAAAAGACCGTACCACGCCCGAGGTACAGTCTCCAAAAATGCTGATTTTTGATATTATGTCCAAACCAATTACTATTGTATCATTATCAGCATGGTCATGCAAGAGTATAAAAAAAAGAGCCACCGTGAAGACTAATAAGAATCGGTAACTCCTTTTTCCATAACATCGTTGGATTATAAAATATTAAATTATTGAAAGTTCATTTATATTGTAACACATCTATGTTATTTTTCAATCTTTTTAAAAACCACTCTTGCATGGCTGTTATTTTTGTACCCATTTTTAACTAATTTATAACTAAGGAGTGATACAATGGCAACAGCTAAATTTAAAAAAGGTAAAGACGGTTACTATTCTACTAACGTGTGGGATGGCACATACAAGGATAACGGTAAAAAGAAATATAAACACCTGCGGTCCAAGAAAAGCTCAAAAGATTTAGAAAGAATCGTAAAGGAGTTTGAGCAACTAAGGGACCAACGGCAGGCAATGATTGATAGTGACATACTATTTATTGATTATGCCAGACAGTGGAAAATCCTATATAAAGAGTCTAATCGTGCCAACAATACAAATAAAATGTACGACAATGTAATTAACGTCCATTTTGACAGCATTAAATACGTTAAGCTACAAGATGTACAGCGAAGCCACTTACAATTGATTCTGAACGGTGCTAAAGGCAAATCACGGACACAACAACAAATAGTTATGACATTTAAGCAGGTCTTACACTCTGCTGTCTGTGATCGCATTTATTCCGCACAATCATTTGCAGATATATTTGACAACTTTGAATCTATAAGTTACAAAGCGAAAGAAAAACGCCCATTGACACCAGACGAACAGAGAGCCGTTTTTAAGGCAGATTTTAATTTAATAGATAAAATATATGTCTATATCATTTACGGCTGTGGATTGCGGTGTGGCGAAGCCTTAGCACTAACAGAAGCAGACTTTGACCTAGAAACAAAAGAAGTATCTATCAGCAAATCACACGACATATCAGACAACATACCAAAGAAAAAAACAGTAAAAAACATACAGAACGGAGAAAGAACGTTACCGTTACCAGATAACGTATTCGATACAATCTCTAGTTACATAAAACAACTTAGAAAAGATGGCAGGAAATACTTATTCATAAATCGTGATTACAAGCCTATGACAAAATCTGGTTTCCGCAGGATGTGGGGTAGAATCATAAAAGCAATGCAGGCGGTCAGTGAAAGTCCTATCGAAGATTTAACAAGCCACATCTTCCGTCACAACTACTGTACAAACTTATGCTACCAGTTCCCTAAGATTAGCATAAAGATGATTGCAAGGCTTGTAGGGGATTCTGAAAAGGTTGTGTTAGAAGTATATAATCACTTAATGCTAGAAAAAGAGGACAGTATATCCGCTGTAAACGATGCTTTAAATCTGGAACAAAAAATGGAACAACGCAAAGAAATTGCTTCATAAATTTTCTGGAACGAAAGTGGAACATGGAACACGCATGGAACAAATACTTCCCTAAACTTTAGATACTTTCGATTACTTTTAAGGGTATGATTTTTAGATAGGTCATGCCCTTAAAAACCGCATAAATACAAGAAAAGCACGGTATTTAGCCATTTGGCAACCGTGCTTTTTAAAGTGAGCGTGCGGGGATTCGAACCCCGGACAACTTGATTAAAAGTCAAG